AACGGCGCGCACATGTATCCGATCGGCACGTTCGCTGCCAAGGAGCAGCTCGCGGGATGGTTGAGGCTTGAAGGGCGGGGAGCACATCGCGTTCACTTCTCGCCTGAGCTGGCCGGCGACTTCTTCGATCAGTTGACTGCTGAGCGGCTTGTTACGAAGTGGATTGGTGGCAAGGCGAAACGCGAATGGTGGAAGCCCAAGTCGGCGCGCAATGAGGTGCTCGACCTGATGGTCTACAACATGGCTGCCTCCTGGTTTGTCGGTCTGCCGCGCTGGAGAGCCATTCAATGGGAAACCCTGCAGGGAAATCTCGAACGTGACGATCTGTTCCGGCAAGTCGAAGCGGACACGCCTGAATCACCGGCGCATGGAGAGGAAAGCGGCGATGTGCCGACGGATGCTGTTGCGGGCGAGACGCCGTCCGAGGCGGTGCCTGCCGCGCCAGCCCATACGCCACCCGAACCAAGGCCAATGCTGCCCCCGCGAACTGTCCGCCAGCCTGTGCGGCGGGTTGGGCGTTCGTCGTATTTGAACCGTAAGTAGAGGAGTTTTCATGGCTTACACACGTGCTGACCTCGATCGCATTCAAGCCGCGATCGCAAAGGGCGAGCTGGAAGTGCAGTACGCCGATCGGCGCGTGCGCTATCGCTCGATTGCCGAGCTGCGCGAGGCGCGAACTGAGATCGTGCGTTCGCTCGACGGCGCGGCGGGGCGTCCGCGCATGTTCCGTCTGAGACACGCCGGCAAGGGGCTGCGATGAGTCGAGCGTATCCGACACTCTCCCAGCGGGGTTTCGTGGTGCCAACGCGGCTGAAGGCGGCCGCCTACGAGGCGGCGAGTACCGGCGGGGCGCGCGCAAAGTCGTGGCGGGCGTCGGGCGCGGGGCCGAATGCGGCGGCGGTTCAAAACTTGCCGCTGCTGCGCGCCCGCGCCCGCGACGCGATCAGGAATGACACCTGGGCTAAAGCAGCCATTGAGCGGCTCGTGTCGAATACGATCGGTACCGGCATCCAGGCGCATCCCCAACACCCTGACGAAGTCATCCGGAAACAGCAAAAGCAACTTTGGGAGGACAGTTCGCTGGAGATGGATCCCGACGGGCAAACCGATCTTCCGGGGCAGCAGACGTTGGCGGCCCGATCGTTCTTTAGCGATGGTGAAGTGCTGGTGCGGCGGCGCATGTGTCGTCCGCGTGATGGACTGGCGGTGCCGTTACAGATCGAGCTACTTGAAGGCGACATGTTGCCGATGGATAAGAGCGAGATCGTGCCGGGCGGGGAGATCGTCAATGGCGTGGAGTTCGACGAGGACGGCCGCCGGGTCGCGTATCACCTACTGAAGCGTCATCCCGGCGAGTATGGGCGCGCATCGATGTCCAACATGCAGACCGTTCGCGTGCCGGCCGACGAGATCGCACATGTGTTCCTCGCCTTGCGGCCCGGCCAGGTGCGCGGCGTGCCTCAACTGGCAACGGTATTGTCGAGATTGCACTCGCTCGACAATTTCGACGACGCCGTGCTGTTTCGACAAGAGCTCAGCAATCTGTTCGCGGGCTTCGTCGTCAAGTCGAATCCGGAACCGGATCTTCCGGGCGATCCTATGACAGGTGCGCGATTGCAATACGACACGGACGGCTTTTCGCCGGTCGTGTCGCTCGAGCCGGGCAGCATGCAGGAGTTGGCTGCGGGAGAGGATGTGAAGTTTGCCGAACCGCCGGGCGCGGGCAACGACTATGCGCCGTTCATGCGCCAGCAGTTGATGGCCGCTGCGGCGTCGGTCGGCATGCCGTATGAGGTGCTGACCGGCGACCTGCGCGACGTGAGCGATCGCGTGCTGCGCGTGATCCTGAACGAGTTCCGCCGATCGGTCGAACAGATCCAGTGGAACGTATTTATCCACCAGTTCTGCCGCAAGGTCTGGCGCTGGTGGGTAGATGCGTGCGCGCTGTCGGGTGCGATGCCGATGCCGGACTACTACCGGAACCGGCGCGCGTATCTGCGCGTGCGGTGGGTGCCGCAAGGCTGGCCGTACATCCATCCCGTGCAGGACGTCACGGCGAAGCGCATGGAGATCCGGTCTGGGCTGGCGAGCCGGTCCGGTGCGGTGCTTTCGCGTGGGGACGATCCGGAGCAGGTCGACCGCGAGAACGCGGCCGATCTCGCGCGGGAGCGACAGCTCGGGATTCGATATGACACCCTCGATCCGCTCGACGGTACGGGTGACGCATTTAAAAGGGATGGCGAATGAAAGGGAAGAAACGTTGGTGGGACATCCGTGCACAAGCGAGCGCGGACGGTGGGAAGGTCGCCGAGATCCGGATCTACGGTGACATTGGATTTTGGGGCACCGACGCGGATCTGTTCGCATCGAAGCTCGACGAGGTAGCGGCGACGGCAACGTCGATCGTCGTCGCGATCAACTCGATGGGCGGCGACGTGTTCGACGCATTCACGATCTACAACGCGCTGCGGCGGCATGGCGGGAAGGTAACGGGCCGCGTCGACGGCGTTGCCGCGTCGGCCGCGTCGCTGATTTTGATGGCTTGCGACACGATCGTGATGCCGTCGAACGCCATGCTGATGATCCATAACCCGCATACGGTCGCGGCCGGCGAGGCCGAAGACTTCCGTCGTCTCGCCGATCTGCTCGACAGCACGGGGGCGAACATCCTCGCGGCGTACGTCCAGCGTAGCGGTCTGTCGGAAGACGATGTTCGCGCGATGATGAACGCGGAGACCTGGCTGACGGCATCGCAGGCGAAAGAGCAGGGTTTCTGCGACTCGATCGAGGAGCCGATCAGCATCGCCGCATATGCAGGCGCTGCGCGGCTGGCTGCGCGTTTCTCGGCCGTCCCGGCGGAGATTCGGGCGGTGCTGGAGGGCGACGGCGAGGTGTCGCCGCCGAATCCGCAGCCGAATCCACCGGCCGATCCTGCGCCGCCGCCGTTGGCGACGCCGGACGTTACGGCGCTCGCTTCGCACGTGTATGCCGCATGCCGCGATGCGCGGATCGAACACTGCGCCGAGGGCATCGTGCTGGCGACGGGCCTGCGCGATCGCGCGACGGTCGACGCTGCGATCCGCAGCGCGCAGGACATCGCGGGCATCTGTCTGGCCGCGAGCCTGACCGAGCTAACGGCTGGCTTCGTTGCGGACGGCTTGACGCCCGATCAGGTTCGCGCACGGTTGTTCGAGCGCGTAACGGCGTCGCAGTCGAGCATCACCAATCGTCCGGCACCGGGGGCACCCAACGCGCCGCAGGTCGACGCGCGTGCGCCGCGTGCGGCATCCATTTACGCGGCTCGCAAGAGCGGCAAGTAACTTTGACGTAACCCGAGGAGGGGAATCACATGTCGAACGTGAAGCAACAGGGCGTGTTGCCGGCTGAATTTCTTGTGTCGGAGGGTAACGGGCAGATCTCCCGTGAGCGCATCGTCGTCAAAGCTGGCCCGGCGCTGCCGGCCGGCCAGGTGCTCGGCGTGACCGGCACCGGTGAATATGCGCCGTACCTGAACACGGCGAACGATGGTTCGGAAGTCGCAGCGGCGATCCTGTACGCGCCGTTGGCGGCGTCCGATGCGCCGCGTCCGGCGACGGGCATCGTGCGGCTCGCCGAGGCGGTTGGCGGCCTGCTCACTGGTCTGGACGCGGCTGGCCGAACCGACCTTGCCGAGCGCCACGTAATCATCCGCTGATCGCGGTTCACGTCTTCGAAGGCCACGCATTGCGCGTGGCCTTTTTTGTATCTATTTTCCAGTTGGAGGTTGTATGGCGGACATCGCCCTGTTTCAAGACGATGCGTTTTCGCTGTCGTCCCTGAGTGCGGCAATCAACGAGCAGCCGTATGTGCCCGGCCGGATCGGCACGCTCGGGCTGTTCGAGGAGGACGGTATCACGACGACGACGATTCAGATCGAGCGCGATGGCGATACGCTGTCGCTCGTCGGCGCAGGCGAGCGCGGCTCCCCGGCCGCCGTTGTTGCGGGGAGCAAGCGCAACATGATCCCGTTCAATACGGTGCACCTGCCGCAGCGCGGCGTTATCAAAGCGGACGAGATCCAGAATCTGCGGGCGTTCGGTTCGGAAACAGAGCTGGAGGCGCTGCAGACCGTGGTGAATCGCCGCCTCGCGAAGATGCGCCGCCAGCTCGACGCGACGCACGAATTCCACCGGATTGGCGCGATCAAGGGCGCGGTGCTGGATGCCGACGGCAAGACGGTGTTGATCGACCTGCTGAAGTACTTCGGTATCGAGCAGACGGCGATCCCGTTCGAACTGGACGCGGCCGGCACGGAAATCCGTCAGAAGTGCCAGCTCGTACAGGATGCGATCGAAGACGCGCTCGGTGCGACGACGTACACCGGGGTGCGCGTGCTCTGCGGCCGGGCGTTCTGGAACAAGCTGATCGTCCTCAAGACCGTGAAGGAAACGTATCTCGCAACCGCGATGGCGGCGTCGCTGCGCGGCGACACGCGCGACGCGTTCGATATCGGCGGGTGCACATTCGAACGCTATCGCGGCCGGGTCGGTGATGTGGGTTATGTCGCGGACAACGAGGCGTATGCGGTGCCCGAAGGGGTGCCGGAGCTGTTCATCACGCGCTTCGCGCCGGCCGACTATGTCGAGGCGGTCAACACGACGGGGCTGCCGTACTACGCGAAGCAGGAGCTGATGGACTTCGGCAAGGGTGTCGAGATCGAGGCGCAGTCGAACCCGATCCACCTGTGCACGCGCCCCAAGGCGATCGTCAAGCTGAAGGCGTGACATGGCGTTCCGGGATCTGATCGCGGACGTCGACTCGGCCGTGCTGCGCGACCTGGGCGATGCGGACATCACGATCGACGGCCAGCCCGTCGAAGGGATGTTCGCGTCGCCGTGGCTCGGGCCGGATCTCGGCAGCCAGCGCACGCAGCTAGTCGCGCCCGTGTTTCATCTGCGGGATCGTGATGCCGTCAACGTCCGGCAAGGCAGCGTCTTGGTCGCGAACGGCGAACGGTATCGCGTGCTTGAGGCGCATCCGGACGGCACGGGCTGGACCGTACTCATTCTCCAGTAGCGCATATGGACGACCTGAAAGTCGAGATCAACATCAACGAGGTGACGGCCGCTTTGCACGGGCTGTCCCCAAACGCGATGCGGGCCGCGTGGCGGCGCACGTTGCGCAAGACGGCAGCGTGGATCAAGAGCCAGACCGCGAAGGAAGTCGGTGCGGCGACAAAGATCCCGCAGAAGGTGATCCGCCGCCGGCTCTACTTCTTCCTGCGGTCGGCCGACACCGGCAAGGTGTGGCTCGGCCTGAACCCGATCGAGGCGCATCGCCTCGGCAACGCAATGAAGACGCGCAAGGGCATGCGCGTGGGGCGCCAGTCGTTCGAGGGCGCGTGGCGACAGTCGAAGCGCCAGCCGGACGGGCCGATCTACGAGCGGACGGGCAAGGAACGGATGCCCTACCGTATGGTGACGGTCGCATGGCAACAGACTGGCGATCCGGCATTCCGACGCGCCGCGAGAGCGTGCGAAGACAGGTTGTTGGTGATCCTCCGTCAGGAGGTGAACTACGAACTACTGAAGGCGATACGACGTGCTTGAAAACCTGAAACAGCTACACGACGCGATCGAGCAGGGGCTGCGCACCAAACTGCCGGCGATGAAGCGGATCGATGCATATCCGCGTCTCGGTCAGAAGATCGAAACGCCGTTGATCGCGGTCGAACTGAGCGAGTTCGAACCCGGCCTCGACGACGGGACCGACAACGTGCCGCTGATCGCACGCATGCAGGCGCGTGTCGTGTTCGATCCAATCGACGAGGGCGCGGAGCTGGCCGTGCGCGAGGTCGCGGCCCGCGTTGCGATGGCGGTCCACATGCAGACGTGGGATCTGCCGATCACGCCCGGCAGGGTGGTACAGGTCGCGGAGGATCCGTTTCGTCCGCAGCTCGATACCTATTGCGTGTGGCTGGTCGAATGGACGCACGAATTCGGACTCGGGATGGAGCTGGACGAGATCCCGGACGGGCCAGCGATCCTGTGGGGTGTCGATCCAGACACCGGCTCCGGTAGCGAAGGGCAGTATTGGGATCCGGCTGACGGACGGGAGGCAGGCGCATGAGCGACTACGAGCTGGGCGAGATCGATCGCCGCATGGCTTGCATGGTGCAGCACGGGACTATCGACGCAGTCAGCTATAAGCCGCCGATGTGCCGTGTGCGCATCGGCGACTGGATCAGCGACTGGATGCCGTGGAAGACGTCCGCGGCCGGCGTAGTGCGCTTCTGGCGTCCGCCGTCTGCCGGCGAGCAGGCGACGATGTTCGCGCCGTCAGGCGACCTGCCAGGCGCGTACGCGATTCCCGGCTATTACTCGGACCAGCACGGCGGCTCGGCGCGCAGCAGCCCGACTGAGACCGCATGGGACTACCCGGACGGTGCGTCCGCAGTGTACGACCACGAAAGCCACGAGTACCGGGTCGACGTGCCTGCCGGCGGTCGAATAGTGTTTCGCATCGGCGGCACCGAGCTGGAGCTGCGTGCGGACGGTGTCACGCTGCGCACGGAGCAACTGCTCGGCGACATCCCAGATTCGACGTTCACCGGGAACACGACGACGGAGAAGCGGCTGACGTTCAACGGTGGGATGCAGGGCAAGGGCGGAACTGCTGGCGGCCCGGCTGTCCAGGTGAACGGCGGTGCGCGCTACACAGGCGACGTCGAGATCGGCGGTAAGTCGTTCCTGAAGCATTCGCACAGGGAGCAGGGCGACGGCGAGCCGGTTTCGCCGCCGCTGTAATCCGTCCGGACACAAAGTTACTTGGCCCCGCACATTCGGGGCCTTGCTTTTGGGAGAGAGCAAATGGCGAAAGACGATACGCACACCGTGGCGCAACTGACGCCGACGAGCGCGACGTTCCTCGACACGCAGTTTCGCAGCCGCGTCGTCGTGTTCCCCGATGGTTCGACGCTTTATGTCGGCAAAGGCGAGGTGGTCGCAAAGACGGCCGGACATATCAAGTATCTCGACGGACATCCGGACTTCAAGCGCCTCGAGGAACACGGATGAGCAAGTCGGGAGCGCTCGTCGGCATGGACCGTCGGACTGGAGCCCCGATCAGCGGCATCGCGCATCTGAAGCAGAGCCTTGGCGACATCCTCGGCACGCGCAAGGGGAGCCGCCGCGAGCGACCCGACTACGGATCGGACATCCCGCTCATGGTCGACCTGCCTATTACGCGCGGGTGGGTATCCGCCGCGCAGGCGGAGGCCGCGCGGGCGATCGGACGGTGGGAGCCGCGCATCAAGCTGGCACAGGTCAAGGTGCTGTCGGTCGTTGAAGGAAAGGTGACGTTCGCGATTCGCGGCGAGTACGACGGCGCGGCTGTTGAAATCGAGGTACCAACATGACGATCATCGATCTCGCTTCACTGGACCCGCCCGATCTGGTCGACGTCCTCGACTTCGAGGCGGCGTACCAGATGAAGCTCGAGTTTTTCAAATCGATTTATCCGGACTGGACCGCTGCGCTGGAGTCGGATCCGGTCGTGAAGCTGATCGAGCTGGCGGCGTACGACGAGATCCGGGCCGCAGCGCGTCTGAATGACGCCGCGCGAGCGATGATGCTCGCGTTCTCGACGGGGGCGGATCTGGAGCATCTGGCGGCGTTGCTCGACACCCAGCGGGCCGTTGCTGATCCGGGCGACCCGGATGCCGATCCGCCGATTGCTCCGCAGCTGGAGTCCGACGAACGGCTCAAGCTGCGCGCGCAGATGTCGATGGAGCGCGCGACTGTCGCGGGTCCGTCTGCTTCGTATCGAGCCTTGGCGATGGGTGCGTCGGCCGATGTGCTCGACGTTGCCGTCGACCGGCCCGAACCGGGGACGGTGCGACTGACGGTGATGTCGGCGAAGGGCGACGGTGTGCCGGAGCCGGCGCTGTTGGATCTCGTGCTGGCAGCCGTGACGCCTGAGACGGTCCGTCCGCTCAACGATACGGTGCTGGTCGAGCCGGCCATCAAGATCGAGTATTCGATCGACGCGACGATCCATGTCGGTGGCGGGCCGGATCCCGACATCGTGCTGACTGCACGCCGCAAGGTGCTGGATCGGGTCGTCGCAAGGTCGCGGCGGCTGCGCGCCGGCATGCCGCGCTCGGCCATCGAGGGGGCGCTGCACGCGCCGGATAGCGGCGTGACGGGACTCGATCTGGCCGCGCCGCTATCCAACGTCGTGTGCGGTCCCCGCGAGTTTGCGCATTGCACGGCTATCCAGCTCGAAGTGAAGGTCGACGATGCGTGAACCATTACTTCCGGCTAATCAGACGCTGCTTGAGGCGGCGCTGGCACGGGTGCTGCGGCCGAGCGTCGACGTCGAGATCTTGCGCACGTTGTGGGACGCAGATCGTTGTCCGGTCGCATGGTTGCCCTGGCTTGCGTGGGCGCTTGCTGTCGATGGATGGGAGCTGGCCGAGTCGGAAGACGCGCGGCGAGCGCTGATCAAGGGGTCGATGGCGTTGCATCGGAAGAAGGGAACGCCGTGGGCGGTGCGCGAAGTGATTCGTCGGCTCGGCTTCGGCGAGGTCACGATCATCGAAGGGCGTAGCGGCCGACTCCGCGACGGGTCGATCATTCGAAACGGGGATCAACTGCACGGCAAGGCGAGCGCATGGGCCGAGTACATCGTGAAACTCGGTGCGCCAATCACGCGCGATCAGGCGGACAAGCTGTGGCAGGCGATCGAGCGCTATGCGCCTGCGCGCAGCAAGCTCGCGGTGCTGGACTACACGGCCGTACCGATCCGCCATAACGGCGTTGCGCAACGTAACGGGCAGTACACAAGAGGGAGCATTGAAACATGACGAATCTCGTTGAATTCGATAGATGGGAAGACGGGATCTATCAGTTTGAGACTTCGGATCCCGTACAGGGCGGTCCCGAAGGCGTTGATAACCTGCAGGCGAAGCAGTTGGCGAACCGGACGCGGTACCTGAAGAAGCAGGTCGAAGCAGGGCAAAGCAACTTGGCCGAGCATTCGGCGGCTGTCGATCCGCATTCGCAATACGCGACGAAAGCGGACCTCGCCCGGAAGGTGGCCGAACTTGTCGACCAGTCACCCGAAGCGCTCAACACGCTGAAGGAGTTGGCGGAGGCTATGGGGAATGACCCGAACTTTGCGACGACCATCACGAACGACCTTGCGAAGAGGGCGACGGTCGAATCGCCCGTGTTCACGGGGACGCCGAAAGCTCCGACGCCGCCGCAGTTCGATAACACCACGAAGCTTGCCACGACCGCATTCGTCCGGTCGTTGGGTATGCAGGCGAACACTTTCACGACACTCGTCGGGGCCGCGACACTAACCGCAGCGAACGTGGGTGGTTCAATCTACCTTGGAGGCGCAGGGAACTATACGGTCACGTTGCCGCTTGCGTCGTCCGTGCCGGCCGGTGCTCGTATCGAGTTCGTGAGCGGGGTGGGGGCGTCGCCGGTCACAATTTCCCGTCAGGGAACCGACACCATCTACATGAACGCGAGCACATCTCTTGCAACCGTGCCGATGGCGCTCGGCGATACGTATGTAGTCGAAAGCAATAACGTCAATTGGTATTCGGTCGGAGGGTCGACGCCGCTCGCATTTACGGGTGGATTTGGGGCGTCCCTGTCCGCAGGCGGATACCAGAAGTTGCCAAGCGGCTTGATTATTCAGTGGGGGAAGCTGGTAACTGCGATCGGTGCAAGTGCTTCAGCGAATCAACTGCTTCCGATGGCCTTCCCGAATGCGGTTTTCGTCGTAACGGGAACACCCGTTCAGACAGAGGTATGGCCTGGAGCAAGCCCGAGCATCGGCATCACTGCAAGTACCAAGATGGTGACCGTGTGGAACAACTCCACGAATGCGGTATCGCCGTACATCTGGTGGATCGCAATCGGATACTAAAGGAATCGGGCTCATGGGCCAAAAACAAGCAGCAT